GGCTCTGAATACATCCATTACTAATAGCTTACCACTAGGAGTTGAGCCTACTGTCATTATTACAGAGTAATCAGCTGTTTCTTTAATACTTAGTGCTGTATCCATAGTGCCAAAGATAGACAACTCACTATGCTTGACTACTTCATCTCCTAAGATATATTCTGGATCTTCTCCTGCAATAGTGTCATAATATTTAAACCATTCTCTTTTGAACATGTGTCCTACCTCTGTAAATTCTGCTAAGAACTCCTGTGCATACACCATAGAGCCTAGCTCCTCTCTGGCTTGTGCTAACTCATTTTTATCTATTCTAGGAGATTGCTCTGTAGGATAATGAAATACCTGCCAATCATCTCTCCTCTTTGCATTATCAAACAACTCATAAAACCAATTCATGCCATTAGGTGTAGATATAAATAAAGCTTTACCTAAGCTATCAGATAAAATTGGTCTAACTGTTTCCCATGTTTCTTTGTCCATATAAGCTGCCTCATCAAAGATAATCAAAGAGATACCACCTGCACCTCTTAATGATTCTGGCTTGTTAGCTGATTTGATTTGTATAGATCCACCATTCTGCAATACAATTCTTTTCTCTACTTCTCTTGTTTCTGCATAACCCTCTGGCAACTGCCTAACAAGTGATTTTATATTTAGCCATGCTTCTAATGCTTGTGGATATACAGGAAAGATAACCCATACCTTTAATCCTTTTAGTGCCTGATCTATAGCAGCTGTAAGACTAGCTGTAGATTTACCCCATCTCCTGCCACATACAGCAATAACAAATCTATTCTCATCTAAAGCTTTTATTAGTTCTATCTGTCCAGAATGTAGATCAGGTGGAGTAGCCTCAATAATCTGGCTCATACTCCACACATACCTGAACACTCATCATCAAATAAAGAATATTGAGGATTCTCATATTCTTTGAAATTAATATCTTTTAATGGAATTAAGGATCTATGTAAATATATCTCTCCATCTAATTTATTAACAAATTGACTTATTTTACTTTTTCTTAGTTCCTCATCAAAAGCAACTGCAATTTTAAATTCATTAGGATTATTTCTTTTCATTTTATCCCACTCTTTATTGCTGTGATATGGGCATATTATACAAGCTGATCTAGGAGCTTCTTTATATCCATTATTAATCATCCACTCATGACATTGATGCCTAGTTATTTTCTCCTCAACAAAAGGATAACAATTTACTTGCCATTTAGTTG